AAGATATGGTCTCTATGCAGACACTTTTTCGATGGTTACGAGAAAATGATAAGTTTCGTGAGCAATACGCGCATGCATGTGAAGAACGATCGTATGCGCAGGCTGAAGAGATTATTGATATTGCAGATAACGCTACTAACGACTACATGGAAAAGTTAGAAGGCGACGGGTATATATTCAATAGCGAGAATGTTCAGAGGTCACGTTTAAGAATTGATACACGCAAGTGGCTGATGTCTAAGATGAATCCAAAAGTTTACGGCGACAAGCTGGACATGACTACAAACGGTAACGATATAGGAGTAGCTCTAAGTGCAAGACAAGCAGAGCAACTACTTAAAGCCAGAGCAGACCGTCGGGATTCTTAGAGAAATTGCAGATAACGGCTCTTTTGCCGAATACTGCATTGCTATAGACCCAAAGTACCAACTTGAGTGGTTCCATGCCGAGATTGCTAAAGAGTTGGAGCAAGGATATCGCCGATTGCTAGCTGGCGAAGATGTCCGATTGATGATTTTTATGCCGCCGCGCCACGGCAAAAGTGATACAGCCACGCAGAAATTTCCGTCGTGGGTACTAGGAAAAAGCCCGAACATTCCAATTGTAGTCTCATCTTACTCTGCGGAATTAGCGTCAGATTTCGGTCAAAAAACTAGGGATATAATGCAATCCGCTACTTACAACAAGATGTTTTCTACACGCTTACGAGCAGACGCTAGAGCAAAAGGTCGCTGGATTACAAAAGAAGGTGGCGGCTACACCGCCGTTGGTGTTGGCGGTGCATTGACAGGGCGTGGATTCAAAATTGGTATTATCGACGACCCATTCAAGAACCGTGAAGAAGCAGATAGCCCTGTAATCCGCGAAGCCCGCGACGGTTGGTATAAGTCAACCTTCTCAACACGTGAGGAAGGTAACTCAATGATCGTATTTATTCTTACGCGTTGGCACGACGATGACCTAGCTGGTCGTGTTCTCAAAGCCTCACGAGAAGCTAAGGCTAGAGGTGAAGCATACGATGATTGGAAGATAATCGAATATAAAGCTATTGCTATTGAAGATGATGCGCA